TGCATCTAAATCTCTAACTAAAGACTGTGATATGTCTTGATCATATTCATTACTTGCTCTAGTTAATGTTTGTACTATTTTTGCCATTATAAACTTGCGATGCCTCCTCTACGTAATCCGTAAGCACTGTGTCTGCTATAATCTCTTTGTGGAGCAGGTCCGGAAGTTTGATTGTTACCACCATCACCGCTACCACCTTGATAATCTGCTCCTGAATAAACTGTATTATCTATTTTAACACCACCAGAATTTATAGCATTTTTATTTAAAAAATTTTGTGCGTAATCTTTTTTAGCTAAATTAAATTTATTTGTTCCTGTGTAGTTTGCATCTTTTGCTAGAGTTCCCATGTAATTACCAAACATTGAAACAGTGTTTCTACCAAAAGGATCTTGATTTAAATTACCTGCTCTTAAATCATTATAATAACCGTAAGGATCATTAGGCATATTAGATCCACCGACATTAAAACTTCTATTAAATTTGTTTCTTGCAGAATCTTGTGGTAATTTAGATAATACAAAACCTAATCCAGGCGCAATCATATTACCTATTCCACTTACAGCAATTTTACCTAAATCTATTCCCTTTTTACCTAAATCTATTCCCTTGTCTGCTATATTAGTTGCAAAATTTTTAATAGAACCTATTCCTTGACCCAAAGGAGTTTGTCTAATTTGATTATAAGTTTCTCCTAAACCTTCATAAGCATCTTTTAAAATACCACCTTCAATAAAATCTCTTTTTAATTGATCTCTTATTCTGTATTGAGGAATTGTATTATTATTTAAGGATATATTCTGTGGTATCATTTTTAAAATACCTGCACTGTCTTCTGTTTGTCCATCAGGCATTTCGTTATCTCTAAACATTTGTAAAATTTCACCATCAGTTCTTCTATGTAAATCTGGATTAGCTTTTCTTGCTTGAGTAACTAATAGTGTTTCTAATTCTGACATTATCTTCTTCCTCCAGCATGTATATCTAACCTAAATGTCCCTAGTTTCCAACTAGTATCTACTGCAGTGTTGGATATTGTAAGAGCTATAGCTCTACCTCTTGCACGTGTGTCTACTTTATCTGTACCAGATGTAATAGTAAACGGACCTAATGATGAACTAGCGGCAACATCGTTAGGATAATTTCTTAAATCTAATTGTACAATAGTGTTTCCTTGTTGTGCAATAAAGTCTGGTATAATTCTACTAACTCTCATTATGTTTTCTCCATCACCTCTAAGGTCAGCCATGTTAGTTGCAGCTCCTCTAACAACTTTTTGTGTAATATCATAATCACCAGATGTAATATTTGCTGGTATAGCTGTTATTACTGCTCCAGCTTCTAATTGATTTACTCCTGTTTCATGTTCAAAATAAGTTGTAATACCATCAGTGTTACCTGTTACATCAAATGATGAATCATCACCGGCATTATATTTAGTTCCGTGTGGTAATCCAAATACGGCAGAATCTTCCCACGTAGTTCTTGGAAATAAATTACTGTCGTTTGTAAACCAAATAGGTCTTTTTGCTGTTGAATCTAAATAACTATATGTAACTGATCTATTAACTACGTTAGATGAAGAAGTACAATAGAACCAAGTAATCTCACCAAACAAGTTATTAATACCACAATAAACTAATTGATTAGATGTAGTATTTAAATCATCATAAACATAGTCTTCTACTAAACAATCCATAGATTCTAGTTTACCAGTATATCTAAAGAAACCATTATCAGACATCCAGTAAGCAGCACCATCTACTTCAACGGCTGCGTTCATACCAATCAATCCACAGTTAGTACCTACTTGTTCAAAGGCAAATGTAAATGGAGTTCCAACAAATCTCATAGTAAATAAAGATGTATCGGTCCAGATGTATATTGCATTTCTACCAAGTTTAGCACCCATGATCCGTGATCCAGCGGCCAGTCTTTGTGTACCAGCACTATTTTCTGCTGTTGGTGTGTAGTCATTAATATTTTCTTGAGAAGAAAATCTTATAAACATATCATCTTGTGTAGTTTTATCTCCAATAGTTTTTTCTGTACCAAAAAATACTAAGTGACGATCGGGAGTTGACACTAACATATCACGTGACGCTGTTGGTGCACCCGATATAATCGTAGCTCTAGTTGCTGTTGCATTTAATGCATCACCATCCCATTCAAAACATTCGCCGTTATGTATTAAAGCTATAAGAGTTGTACCTAAATTGTCCAAGGACCACAGACCTGGATCTGTTACCTTATCCGTGTTGGCTGCAGGTGATCCCCAACCAGTCCATTGAGAAGTATTAGTAACTGTTGCACCAGTTAAATGTGATGATCTAGTAGACCCTCTAGCCGCTCTTGTAATTCCTGTTAATTTTGTTCCTGTAACTCCGGTGTAAGATATTTCTTCAGCACCTATTTGTATATAATTAGTACCCGTTGTAGGAAAACCAGTTACACTGGCTAATGTTATTTCTGTAGCTGAACCATTATTACCATTAGTATCATCAGCTAACGCACCACTTAATGTAGTTGTAGCTGAACCTAAAACACTTCCACCCCACAAAGCTATACCCCAACCAAAAGCTCCTATTTGTTCTGCTGGTCCTACGTGATAGTATTGATAATAAGTAATACCTCCAGAAGTAGTAGCTCCACTACCTGTTTCATTACTAGGCATAGTAATTGTTATAGTGGTTGATGTTGGTACAGTTGTAACCATAAATTTTTTATCAGCAAAATCCGCAGCACCAAAATTAGAATTCGTAATAGCTGAAAAAGTACTTGCATCACCAAATAAAATTATGTCTCCTGCTTGAAAGTTGTGAGGCGATGGAAAAGTAATAGTGACAGCTGGATCATTATTAGTTGTGCTAAAAGCATTTGTAATAGCTGTACCACCTGGATTAACTAAAGGGTGAATGTCATAATAAACTCCACCAGAATATACATATAAAATTCTGTTAGTTCCTATAGCTGCAAATTTTGTAGAAGCTGTGTTAACAAAATGATGTAACCCTCTTGCAACACCAGTAAGTTCTGACTCACCTAATTGTGTCCAACCACCTATTTTTTCAGGTGTACCATATCTAAAACGAACATTTGTCCCACCTGTCCATTGAGACTCTGCTCCCGTAGATGTAACTTGTTTATTGAATCCTGGTAAAAAACCTAGTTTTTGTAACATATAAAATCCTGTTTATTAGGTAGTATAGCAGATTGTGAGTGATTTCAATATGTTTTAAAGCAGAGGGAATCAGTGGTGGATCATCCCTCCGCAAGCTTATTGTATATATTATTTTTTAGGTATTGTAAAGCCTTTAAAATATGCAGGTAAACCTAGCATAGGACGTTTGTCGTATAAATTTTGTTTAGCATCTTTACCTTTTAAATTATTATAATGTAGAAATACTTGTGCACAATCTTTACCTTCAAAAGGTTCTCGCCAATGTTCAAGATTACAACCAGAATAAATTAACATATCACCTGGCTCAAGATTAACTTTAACTCCAGCTTGTCCTTGTTTTCCTGTTGGGTCTAAATATATAGGCCACGAGTCTCCACCTAAGTTTAACGTAGTAGATACTTCACATGAATATCTATCTTTGTGTCTAACTAAAACATCTCCTTTTTTATAAATTCTTGCATAGGAATAAGTAGGACTTAACTTTAGTGAAGTTTCTTTATTCATTTTGTCATTTAATTTACCAAGTAAAGTTTCCATTACTATATCACCATAGTGTGAATAAGTATTTGGAACTTGCTCGTCATTCCATACACCATACTCTGTATTAAAGGGTGACAAGTATTTTTGATCAAACAAAAACCTAGCTGCAGTTCTTTTGTTTAAAAAATATGTGTAAACAAAATCTGCTAGTTCAGTTGATATTGCTGCTTTTAATACTTTGTATTTATTTTTCTTAAACGACATTTAATACTCCTTTTGGTATTGCTTGGCAGTTCCAATGTATAAATCTAAACGGCTCAACACCCATATCAACTATGTATTGATGAGGCATGTATGATGGAAAAAATATCATTCGACCCGGTTCTGCTTTATAATGCACCTGTGACGATGCATAAGTAACTTTTGTTTTATCTATTTCAGGTAAAAGATTCATAAGATTACCCGGTCTTGGATCTTCAAACAAAGGCATAGATGTTTTGTCACTAGCTTTTAAAAAATAAAAACCAGACATATGTCCATTCCAATGTGTATGTAATGTATGATGACCACCTCCACTTTTAGCAAATTCTTGTACCCACATTTCTGTTGTAAATACTTGATGACCTTTTAAATCAAAACCCATTTCTACTAATAAATTATGACACGTTGCACCTATATAATCTGTCAGTATTTTAAATTGAGGATCATTCATTAAAGTTGTTGAATGATAAACACTACCCAGATCGCCTTTAGTTTTATTGGCTTTGTTACGTTTATTTATATCAGGTTGCATGTTTTTTTTAGCTTCATCAATATATTTATCTGAAGCTTTATTTATTTCATCAACAAATTCTGGTGCATCACCAAACCATATAGGACATTTAAAATGTTCCTCTATATTTAATTGTTTAGGGTAGGTTATTGGTTGTGGTTTTTTAATTCTTTTCTTTTTCTTTTTCATATCTTTCCTATTTAAATGGCCATCCAAGGTTCCAGATTACTAGACTATGTCTAATACCACTTTTGACCGGTTTAACTCTATGCCATACATCAGAAGGAAATACAACTAAAGAACCTTTAGATCTTATTTCTTTTAATATATGGGTATTTGCTTTTTTATCTGGATCACGGTTTCTAAAATCAAATTCTAACTCCCCACCTTTATATTCTTTGTCATTAGACAAAGATAATGTTACAGATAATTTTCTTTGTTTACCATATGAAGTAGGTTCTTCTGGTTTATCGTAAGGTCGATCCCAACTATCACAATGCCAATCATAGTACTGGCCTTTTTTATATTTTGTAAATTGACAAGACTCAGAAAAATCCCATTGAAAATTCCAATTAGCATCTCTGTTAGCTTGATGAATATAAGGGTGTATTGCATTATAAATCCAACGTTCGTTTAACCAAACAATATCTGAATCTCTTTTCTTTTTTAAATCTTGTACTTCTTTTTTATTTAATTTTTTATCACCGTAACTACCAGTCACAGCCATTTGATCTTGTATAGATTTTGCATAACGCACAATATCATCGCATACATGATGAGGTATGGCATCTTTAAACCAGTAATAATAATTCTGTAATTGCATATGTCTTTATAAAGAAAATATAACTTAGTTATATATTAAAGTAAAGAGTAATAAAAAGAATTGATCTAGATCAATTATGAAACTGACAAGGTTCCCGAGACTGTAAATACTGCAGTTTTTGTAGACCCTGGCGAAGGGTTCACAGAGTTAGCTCCGGGAGTAACTGTCACTGTTGCTGTATCAGGGAAATTTATTATTATCCTTCCAGAACCACCAGCTCCACTATTAGCTCCTGGTCCTGCTAATGTTATAGCTCCACCACCACTTCCTGAATTTACTGTACCTGGGTTTGCTGAACCACCTCCACCGGCTCCACCGCCGCCAGAACCACCAGCACCACCACTAGCTCCACAATCAGCACCTCCACCACCACCAGAAAACGTTCCATTGGTAGGTCCAAAGAAAGGAGTACCTAAAGATCCCATAACAGGAGTTACATCTTTTCCAGCTCCACCGGCTCCACCGGCTCCTCCTGGTCCAGGTGATCCAGCTGCTCCTGCTCCACCCCCACCACCAGCTGATCTTGCAGGTTGACTACCAGCACCTCCAGCATTACCAAAACCGTAAGTTCCTGAATCTCCAGATTGACCTGTCTGTGTTGCAGCCGCACCAGCTCCACATGAACTGTTTTCACCGCCTCGACCTCCACCGGAACCACCAGTTCCACCAGCTACACTGTCACCAGGAACTGATCCACCAAATCCACCACCTTTAGCTATTAAAATATCTGATTTAGTTGAATCACCAATAACACTATCTGTACCACTACCACCCTCTGAAAGCCAACCAGCACCAGCTCCACCACCACCAACTGTTATTGGAATTGTTTCAGCAAAATAGGGACCTGTTGTAGCAAATGTTTTTGAAAAACAATTGGGTGTAAGTATTAAACCACCTGCTCCACCTCCACCACCAGATGGGTGAGCTCCAGTTCCACCTCCACCAGCTGCCATAAATATACCTTTAGTGTTTATTGTAATAAGATTAGGTTTAGTCCAAGTCCCTGCTCTAACATTTGAATATACCGATTGCATTGACCAGACCCCTGGTGCGCTTGCTGCAACTGGAACAGTAAATGCATCTTCTTTAACTAAAACTATTCCTGATGCTCCTTGAGTTGTTGGGGCAGGTGAATTATATTGAGCACCTCCACCACCACCTGTATTAGTTGTTCCAGGATTTCCTGGACCACCAGAATTACCTCTACCACCATTTCCACCACCACCAGTTCCACCAGGAGAAACTCCTGGAGAAGGATTACATCCACCTCCACCTCCACCACCTGCAAAAGTACCACAAACAGAAACTCCGTTTGCTGGACCATTTGCTATATAAAAGGGTTGAGGCGCTGCGCCAAAAACGGAAGTTACTGGACTTCCTGCTCCACCACAAGATCCTGGTGCATTACCTCCTGCTGCACTAGCTCCACCACCTCCACCAGCTATCGCAGGAAACCCGGGTACTCCAGCTCCTCCAGGATTACCTTGACATGCTGTACCTGCTCCACCACAACCTTTTACACCAACACCACCACCGCCACCACCGCCAGATCCGCCAGCGGCTCCAGGAGTACCCCAACCATTTCCTTTACCACCACCTGTTGATGTTATAGGATTAGAGGGGTTTGCAAAAACTGAATTAGTTCCATTAGCACTTGAACCTCCACCACCAACTGTAACTGCTATTGTTGAAGGAGATAACGTTTGAGAAGTAAGTAATTGAAAACCACCAGCTCCACCACCGCCACCTCTACATCCAACTCCACCAGATCCGCCTCCAGCTACAACTAAAACTGCTCCAGATCTAGTGCCACCTAATGGTCCACATTGAACATTAAAATCTCCTGATGCAGTAAATGAGGTTATTTTTTGAGCTACAGGGTTACAACTAGCAGGCGTAAATGCATTATTTACTCCTATTACTCCGCCGTTTTGTGAGCTGTTTGTTGGGCTCGCCATATCTTAGTTCTCCTTATGCGGATACCCAAGCTAGTGCTGATGCATCCCAATTAAAATTATTGATTGGATCGTTTCTGTCTTTTCCTGTCCACTTTTGATTTGCTTCATCCCATAGAATTTCATAATGAGTATTTTTTACATCCCCTACAGCAAAGTCATTTATTCTTTGACCTGCTTGTTCATGACCTTCTGGATATACGTCTGCATCTACGTGTTCTTGTGTGTATGTTCCGTCTTCATAAGTTATAATTGTTGGATAAGTAACCGGTGCTTGCCAATCATCATTATCATCTAATGACCATGATGCATAAGGTTGTGGACTTATAAATATATTTTTTGCAGCGTCATAAGTAAAACCTATGCCTGCATATTGTTTTCTAAAATTGTGATTGTAAGAAGTTTGTTTCCAAGTGCCACCTTTAAAAAAGTTAATACACCATGTTTCTCCATCAACATGTTCATCCGATGGTACGCAATCGTTGCCTACAACGACTACTCTTAGGACTTTATTATCATTATCTAATTCTGCGAAATGTGCCATATTATTTTTCTCCTTAAAGTTTGTTTATATAATTTTTTATTCTTAGTGTCAATTAATCTTCTTTTATATTATGAAACTGTTAAAGTTCCTGAAACTGTAAATACTGCAGTTTTTGTTGATCCTGGAGAGGGATTAACTGAATTAGTTCCGGGAGTAACTGAAACGGTATTAGAATCAGGAAAGTTTATAATAATT